ACAAACCAATCGGCGAGCTCCTGCTCCTTCAGTGCCTCGATGCGCTGGAGTTCGCCGTACAGCGCCACTCCGCTGAGCGTGAAGTCGACGCCGAGCAGCGCGAGCTCGACCCACGAGAGCAGGGGAAGCAGCGCGACGTCGGGCGTGTCGCCGTCCGCCACGGACACGCGCACGCGGACGCCTACTTGGACTCCGCGCTCGTCGACGTCCGTCGCGCCCTCGAGGAGCGTGGTGAGCGTCTCGCCCATGTACTCGAGCGACACATCTGGCAACCGGCCCTTGTCGGTCGCGAACGGGAGGTAGCGGCCCGAGCGGAGATTGGTCGGGCGAGCGGTCACCTCGCTATGCAGGTCGATCGACGTGACCGCCAGCGCGGTCTCCGCGTTCTCGAGGAGCAGTAGTCGCCGGTCGGCCACTAGATCGGCCTCCGGTTGGAGAGGTAGACGCGGATCAGGTCACGGTCGGCTGGGACCGTGTCGCCGATCGCACGCACGGTCCACTGCGAATCGCCCACCAGGATCGACGCTTGGACGCCGGCGAGTTCGCCGGTCGAGTCATCCAACCCGATCCCCGGGAGCGCCCTACGTTCGATCGTGACGAAGGGCTCTCCGGCGTTCACGCCCTCGAACTCCGACGTGACATGCCCGAAGGTCCCATGCGTCTCGACCCCGCCATAGGAGACGGGGACACCCCCGAGGTCTTCGAGGATGCCCTCCGTCTCCTCCAGCGTGAAGAGCTCCGCCACGTGCTACCGCTTGCCCTTGGCGGCTTTCTTCGTTTCCGGCTCGGGCTCGACCGCATCCGACGTCGGAGCGACGTCCTGTTTCGCTGCGGCCTCGTCCGGCCACGAGGCGGCACCGCGCTCGACCAGACGCGCGGCCTCGGCCTCGTCGGCGATCTCTACCTGCTCGCCGGGTTCGTACGTACGTCCACCCGCGTGGAGCGCGTGGACGGCTTTCACGGTTGCCATGATCCAGGATCTCCCTTGGTTAGAGCACCGTGGCGGCGAGCGTGGCGTTCGACCGGAACGGCACGACCAGCGGCGCCGACTGGGTCATCACGAAGCGCTGCGCCGGATCGTTTTCGATCCAGGACTTCGGGAAGAACGGCATGGCCTGGTAGCCCGCCTCCGGATCGCGGATCGCGCCGAACGCCTGCACGCCCTCGACATCGGGGGAGGCCATCAGCACGGAGCCCGCCGCCAGGAACGGCGTGACCACGCCGGCGTCGGTCTCGTACCAGTCCTGATAGACGAAGATGTTGAAGCCGTCCGTCGTCCCCTTGAACGACAGGCCGCGCTCCCGCATCGCGCCGAGGTTGATCTCGTTGCCGCGCGCGTCCTTGAAGTCGAGCTTGTTGGTCATCCGCGGGTTGCTGCGGAAGGCCTTCCACGCGGTCGGCTCCATGACCACGTCGATCGCATCGCCGCCGCCGTTCTTCGCGATCAGCGTGGCCCAGTCCTGCAGGTCGTCCGACGGGACGGAGTCCACGTGGTCGATGCTCCAGCGATCGTTGCCCGTGAGCGTGACCGTGTGGCCGGCGTCACGATTGAATGAGATCGAGACGGACGCGTACTTGTCGCCCGAGATCGTGACCGCACCGGTCAGCATGGCCTGGGCCGCCATCCACTCCTGCCGATTCCGGATGAACTGCACGTGCTCCTCGAGCGTCATGCGCACCGCGAGCAGCTCTCGATCGGCGTTCGAGAGCTGACCACCGCCGATCCGCTCGCCCATCGCGCGCTTGAGCGGACGGTTCGGATCGATTGGCGTCTTCGGCTTCACATACGCCGGCTTGAACGTCTCGGTGGTGTAGCCCCTCTCCTGCATCACCTGACCCTCGACGACCGGGCTGACGAACGGCGCGAGCTTGCGCACCGTCGACGCCTTGTCGAAGTGGATCTCTTCGGATTCCTCCGTCTGGACCGTTCCGAAGTACCGGTCGAGGAGCGCGCTCTTCGGGGTCTTGAGGTCCTGGAGGACCCCGACCAGCGCGTCTGTCGAGTAGATATCTGGCATGGGTAGATTTCCTCGCGCCTACGCGCTGATGGACGGCATCAGTCGGATGCCGAGTTTGTGGAGCGCATCCTTGACCGACGCGACCGTGTGACCGGATCCGAGCGTGAGCTCGTTCTCGTCGAACTCGCCGGCGAAGTAGGCGTTGCACACCTTGTCCGCCGCCGACGCATCGGTGGCCTCCGCGAGCACGGCGACCGGATTCTGCGAGCCGTCTGTCGCCGTAGCGGTAGACAGCTTGAACTTCCCTGACCCGGTCACGGCCACCGTGAACGTGTCGCCGACGGCGAAGTCGGTAGCGCCGTCCGCGACCGTGAAGTTCAGGTGCGTGGACGTGAACGCGACGGCAACGGTGCCGTAGCCGACGAGAGAGCCGTCCGGGGCGATCAGCACGAAGTCGCCGGCGTTCGTGGCGGCCTTCACGATGCGCACGGTATACGTACCGGCCTGGAGCTTCGTCCCGCCGACCGCAACCGAGCCCATGGTTCCGTTGCCGGTATTGGTGCCGGCAGTGCCGGTGGCGGGCACGGTGGAGGTGGTCTGCTTCCCGAGCAGCGCGCCCCTCGTCCGATTCTCGCCGGTCAGCAGGGTGATGCTCCGCGTCTGGAGGAGCCCCGGGTTCCCAGCGATGAGCTGGTCGGGGCTGAAGGTGCTCGTGGTGAGTCCGCTGGCTGTCATGTGTTGGGTCTCCGGTTACGCCTGCGCCGGGGCAGCGGCCCCCGCGAGGCTTTCGTGGAGGTGGCGGGAACGCGCGACGAGCTTCTGGACTTCGCTCTGGGCCGCGACGTCACCCGAGGGCGCCGGCGCCTCGAGCTTCTGCTCGGCGCCCGCACGCTCCTGGAGGTGGATCTGCCCGCGCGCCGCGTCTGCCGCGGCCTGCGCCGCGTTCAGCTTCAGCGCGGCGTCTCCGGCGCTGCACTTCGGATCCTTCGCGCATTCGGCCTTCAGCGCGTCGGGACCATGGAGCGCCTGAATCGCGAGGATGCGCTCGCGCTCCGCCGTCGCCCCCTCCGCCAGCAGTGAGGCGAGGAGTTCGGAATGGTTCGCCGCGAGGTACGCGCGGTCGATGACCGGCCTTTCCGCGCCGGCGGCGGGGTGTTTGTCTTCGGCCATTGAGGCCTCCGGGTGAGTCGGGGCTAGTGTCGGCCCGCCGGCAGCGGGTGACGTTCGAGCGGGCCCCGTGGTGCGCTCGAACTGCCGAATCCGGGCAAGAGCGCTGCTGCGCTCTGTCGCTTGCATTTCCGAGATCAAGTCCTCGAGCGTCGTGATTCCATCGACGAGGCCGGCTTCCTGCGCGGCAGCGCCCACGAACACGCCGCCTCGGCCGAACTCATCCAGCACGGTATCGACCGCAACCCTGCGATTGCGGGCAACATCTTCGATGAACACTTGCGCGAGCCGATCAACGATTTCTTGGAGTTGCGCCCGCGCGTCCGAGCTTCGTGCCTCGTCCGCGTCGAACGGATCCATCCGCTTCCGCGGACTTTGCGCTGACACGATATCGAGCGTTCGAACGCCGCCCTTTTCGTCCGCTTTCTTGAAGTCGACGACCTCGAGGACTGCGCCGATCGAGCCGATGATCGAAGAGCGCTCGCCAAACACTGACTCCACAGAGCTGGCGAGGTAATACGCCGCAGAGGCGCCAGTACCGGAAATGAAGGCCGCAGTCGGCTTGTCTCCGCGGGTACGAAAGAGCAGCTCGGCGAGCTCACCCAGGCCGTTCACCATCCCGCCCGGGGAGTCCACCTCGAGAATGATTCCGCGGACCTTTTTGCTCTCGAGTAGGGAGCTGTAGTCGTTGGCGAGAACCTCGCTTGAGGTGGCGCCCGACATTGCGGTGAAGAGATTCGCGTAACGGAAGATTGGTCCGCGAACCGGAAGAATCGCGACACCACCCTCGCGCATTCGAGCTCGAGCGGTTCCGTCGATTCTTTCGCCCACGGCGCGCTCGATGGCCTGCGCTTCCCAGCGCGCGACGTCCTCGGGCGTGACGTGATTCGCCCGGGCGGCGATGTCGATGATCACCTCAAGCGCGTCCGGGCGGATCCACCAGGGTGTTGAGAGGGCGAAGCTCAAGGCGCGACTCATGAGGCAGCTCCCGCCGGTAGCCGACGTTGGCCTTCGGCATCAGTGTCCGGGCTGTCGTCGTCGTTCTGCTGGTCCTCGCCGCCGTCGGTCCTCTCGGGAAGCGCTGCGGTCTCCGTGGAGATCGCCTCCGCGAACACCTCGACGTCCAGCCCGTCCGCCTTGCGCATGCGCGCTTCCTTCCGGCGCTGCATGTGGTTCTCGAGGAACGTCGTCCCGTTGGACTCCCTGGATTCGCGGTCGATCGTAGACGTGCCCGTGTTGATCCGGAGCTGGGCCGCGGAGGCCTCTTTCAGCGGATCGATCTGCGGCATCGCGTCGCCGGTCCAGACGCTGCCCAGCCAAGCGCGCCGGATCAGCGGTGACTCGAAGAAGCCCGGCGCGATCAGCATCCCTCGCGCGACGGCCTCCGAGATCACGTCTTCGTAGCAAGGCTGGCAGAGTGTGCGAACCAGCCACCTGCGGCGTCCGCGGTAGAACTTCCAGGCCTCGAGGATCGACGCGCGCGAGGCCGAGTAGCTTGCCTGGAAGCTCTTGATCAGGACCTCGTGCGGGATCTCGAGCGCGACCCCGACTTGCTGCAGGATCGCGCGAACGAACGGATCGAACGCGGCGTTCGGGCGGCTGGGGTTGGCAATCGATATGTCCTCGCCGGGAGCCAGGTCCACGACCAGGCCCTCGC